GGTCAAATGGATTCTGGTGTTCCTGAAATGCAGCCCAATATTCAAAATGCTTTGAATGGCAACTATAATGGCGCAAAAACGATGTTGAAACAAGTTATAGATAGAGGGCATATTCCAGAAATACAAGACGTAACTACCGATATGGGTAAGATGTGGTTCAAGTCTAGTGGAGATGATTATGTTGCTACTTTCAACAAAACTGGCGATTTGATGGACATAGACACGGCACATTTCCCGAAGCCTCCAGAAGATAGGGCAAAAAATAAGCATATGAATGCTATATACCAACCAGACAAACCAGATTTGCCGGATGAATTAGATGATCTCTAAAAAATTAGAGCAGCTAAAAACTTTCCTACGAAAAGAAGGCGGCGGTGATGGCGGCGGTGACGGATCAGTAATCTGTACAGAACTATTAAAACAAAATCTATTGTCTAAAGATTTGTATAACTTAGAAGCTTTTTATACCGATAGATATATTTCTGAATATACAGTAAATGGCTACCGCTTTTGGGCTGTTCCTTATGTTAAGTTAATGAGAAAAAGTAAACTAGCCTGTAAGCTTATGGCACCTCTTGCTACTGCTTGGGGTACAGAAGTTGTTAGTTGTTACTCAAAGGATAAGAAAATTAAGGGTTCTATTCTTGGTAAAATTCTAAGATTATCAGGGGAGCCACTTTGTTATATTATAGGCAGGCTTATTAAAAACGTAGATTATAAAATCCTGTATGTAAAAGAGGGCAAAAATTATGGCTGAGTCAGCATCAAGAAAAAAAATAATTACTGAATTACAGGCAAAGGCCCAGAAAGCTTACATGGAACTTCCTGTAGATGAGCAAGACTTAATACGGAGATTTTCTGGGACAGAAGAGGCACGGGTTCTACGTAAAATTTTTCCAGAAATAGCTAGTGGACTTGCTAAATTACGTATGCCGGAAGGGATACCATCACGAAGGCGTGGATTGGCGACACGTTAAATATATGCCAATAGGCTGGCTACTCATCCCCTGTATTTATACAGCCACGGTGGCCCCAGTAAAGGAGAAGTATTATGGTAGAAGAAGTACAAAGTCAAGAAGTACCCAAGAAAGCTTTCATTGAAAAACCAAGTTCTAATCAAGAAAGAATTGAAAAAGAAGAAGAGGAACTAAAAGAATTATTTTCTCAGCAAGATGAGCCAGAGGAGCAGCAGGAAGAAGATGCTGAAGAGGCTCCTAAATCTGCTGAAGAGAAAACATTTAAAAAACGATATGGTGATTTACGTAGGCATACGCAAAAACAAACAGATGAATTGCAAATAAAGATCAGGAAGCTAGAGTCCCAATTAGATACAGTAACAAAAGAACAGATAAAGCTACCTAAATCAGAACAAGAGATTGAAGAGTGGGCGCGAGAATATCCTGATGTAGCTGGTATTATTGAAACCATTGCAACAAAGAAAGCCCAAGAACAAGCGCACGGACTAGAAGAGCGTTTACGTGAAATAGATGAAATGCAGGAGGGTGCAGAGCGAGATAAAGCGGAAGTACAATTAATGCAAATTCATCCAGATTTTGACAGTATACGGAGTGATGATGAGTTTCACGAATGGGCAGAAGAACAACCTAAGTGGATTCAAGATGCACTGTATGAAAATGATAGCGATGCATTAGCTGCATCCAGAGCAATTGATCTGTATAAAGCAGACAAGGGTATTAAAAAGACCACTAAGAAAAAGAACAAAGATGATGCGGCCTTTGCTGTAACAGAGAAGTCTGAACGTAATAGATTACAATCGGATGAAACAGCAGATTATCTTAAAGAGTCTCAGGTACAAAGCATGTCTACTGATGACTACGAGACACATAAAGATGATATTATGGAAGCTATAAGAGCTAATAAATTTATTTACGATGTTTCAGGATCAGCAAGATAATCCTTGACAAATCTGAATAAATTAATATAACTATGGTTGTGTGTAAAAGTATGCACAATTAGACTACATGACCTCCTAATGTATAGGACTACTCATAACTAACACTAAATTATGCAACTACTATTATCTTAACGACTTACCTATTTTATTTTAGGCCCATCATTAGTATATTAGGCCAAATATATTAATACATGCACCCTAAAAGAATAGCCTCTAAAGACAATCGTAAGTTAGCGTCTGTTTATGCTTTTGTGAAAGGAATACAATATGGCATTCACGGCAGCAGCGGGGCATGGCAATTTGCCAAACGGCAATTTCAGCCCCATCATCTTCTCCAAACAGGTGCAACTTGCTTTTCGTAAGGCATCTGTAGTAGAAGAGATTACTAACTCTGACTATTATGGTGAGATTGCTAACATGGGCGACCAAGTTAAAATCATCAAAGAGCCAGAGATTTCTGTAAAAGCATATGCTCGTGGGCAGGTTATTCAGCCCCAAGATTTAGATGATGAAGAGTTTGCTCTCAAAGTCGATAAGGCTAACTACTTTGCCTTTAAGGTCGATGATATTGAGGAAGCTCATTCGCATGTGAATTTTCAGAGCCTAGCGACGGATCGTGCTGCGTATCGTTTGGCGGATCAGTTTGACCAAGATGTTTTGGGTTATCTCAGTGGCTGGACGCAATCCGCCCTCCACGGTACTCCCGATACGGTCAATACGTCTACCAGCGGTTCTGTAGCGGTATCTACTGCTGGCACTGATGAACTACTGTCTAGCATGAAGCTAGATGCTTCTGACTTTAACAGTGGTTCCGCGAGTAATTCAATTGTTGTTAAGCCCCGGACGGGTGCTGACACTTTGAATACCACTACTGCTAACGCTACTCCTATGCAAATTATTGCTAGGATGTCTCGTAAGCTAGACCAACAGAATGTTGATACTTCTGGACGTTGGTTGGTACTTGATCCGGTTTTCTGTGAGCTTTTGAAGGACGAGGATTCTCGTCTTTTGCAGGCTGATTGGGGCGGGTCTGGTCTACGCAACGGCTTGGTTGTTAATAACATTCATGGCTTTAAGGTCTACATGTCCAATAACTTGCCCCAGAAGGGTTCGGGTCCAACCTCAACTACGAGTTCGGGCACCACTCATTTTGGTGTGATTGTTGCTGGGCATTCTTCTGCTGTAGCTTCCGCGCAACAGATCAATAAAACTGAAAGTTATCGTGATCCTGATAGCTTTGGTGATATTGTGCGTGGAATGCATTTGTATGGTCGCAAGGTTCTTCGTCCAGAAGCCCTTGTAAACGCCATGTGGACTTCTGGCCTGTAAGAGGAGATAGAATTATGGCAACAGTAACTGCACTATTGAAATCTGCTCACGGCGCGGATGCCCGTGGGCGGCAACCATACATGGTACAAAATACTATTAATATGGCTAATACCGGCGTTACTAACGCCTCAGGCGATATTATTCAGGCTATTACTATTCCTGCTGACACGGTTGTGCTTAATGCAGGTATGGAAATTATGACCGCTATGTCTGGTGATTCTGGTAGCGATACCACGTTTGATCTGGGCGTAACGAGCACGGAGCCTGATATTTTTGCCGATGGTTTTGACGCAGATAGCGGCACTGCCGCTGGTACGTACTCTGTTAATGCAGCGGATTTCCGTCCTCTGATTACGGAGAGTGCCGATACTATTGATGTTCTTATCAAAACCGCTACAACTGCACCTACCGCTGGTAAGGTTCGGGTTTGGGCGATTATGATGGATGTCAGTGACGTAGGTGTTATGACTGCTGATGAAGTAGATCGTGATACTCTTGCGTAGTAGTATGTAATGGTGATGTGGGTTGGCTTCGGCTGACTCACATTACTATTATTAATTATAATAGGAACATTTTATGGCTACTTATCTTGCATTAACAAATTTTGTATTAGCTAGAATGAATGAAGTAGAATTGACCTCTGCTAACTGGGCTAATTCTCGTGGTATTCAAACCTTAGCTAAGAATGCTGTTAATGATTCAATTAGATGGATTAATCAAAAAGAATTTAACTGGCCGTTTAATCACACTACAAAAGCACTAACAGTAACGCCGGGGGTAGCAGACTACTCTTTACCTGCAGATGCTAAAGTAGTAGACTATAATACATTCAGGCTTGTAGAAGATAGTAGTTTAAGTGTAACAGGCAATAATCTAAATATATTGACATATTATGAATATGTGGATAGATTTATTGAAGGTGCTGAGGCTGTTAAAACTACTACATTAAATGAGGGGGGCACTCTTAGTGCTGGTGCTACTACTATTACAGTAGTAAGTACTTCTGATTTTTCTTCTACTGGTACTATACAAATTGACAATGAAAAAATAACCTATACAGGTACTACATCTACTACCTTTACTGGTTGTACACGAGGTTCAGATGCAACAACGCATACCGATGGTACTACAGTTGCCCAGTTTGATAGTGGTGGAATACCTACATGCGTGATACGAAAACTAGATAATAATTTTGCGCTTTATCCCTATCCAGATAAAACGTATATTGTAAAATATGATTATTTTACCTTTGCTTCTGATTTATCTGCTTCAACGGATACTCCTACAATACCAGATAGATTTGCCGCTATTATTGTTGATGGAGCAACTGCTTATGTTTATCAATACAGGGGTGAAATAGATCAGTATCAAGCAAATTTTGGACGATTTGAAGCAGGCATAAAAAATATGCAGTCTTT